GGTCTAAATGTTTGTAAGTGAAGTATTAAAGACACACCTAGAAACTTCTTCAACGATAAGCCTTAAATCCTTAGTGTTGGCTGAGTGGAACATGAACCTACCAGAGAATATATTTAAACTTGGTAACTATAGATACAGACCTATTGGATCAGATGTTCAATATAGAACACTCCCCATAACTTTTGATCAACTAGATGTTGGAAACTATTATACAGGTGCTACAGATGCAGATATAGTAGTAGATGGTGGATTTGATAATTTGGGAGTACCTCAACTATTTACATCAGTTAAAGAAAAAATAAAAATGATTTATTCTTTAGAAGATTGTGTAAAACCATTTAGGCCACGTTCGGGAATTAATAAAGCCTCATACTTTAATAACAGATATATATCAAACTCTGGAGCAAGATTAGCAGAGAGACCAAGATATTATATGCCATCAAGATATGATGAATTTAAATATTGGTCATCATACAGAACAGAAGACAATATTGAACGTGGTGTTGCAAAAGATATATCTAATGGCCTTAACTACATAGATGATGCAGTTCCTTTTGTCGTTTATAAAGAAAATGTTCCAGCAAACAGGATTGTTATAAAAATGCAGACAAACGTTGGAACTGCAGATCTTGGTCCATTTATAACTCAGTCTGAAAGTATAGGGGATCCCTTTTTTGGTGCTGCAAATAAAACAACTCCAGTTAGGTGGAAGATTCAGTATTTAAATAACGATAACTGGATAGATGCATATGCATTTAATGAAAATTCTGTACGAGAAGATTCTTCAGCAATTATTTCAGAAGATGGATATGTTGAGTTAGAATATGGACTAAAGATACCATCAGAGTATTTATCAAGATTTGTTTTTGCAGAAAGACTAACATCTACAACCTTGCTGCCAGAGATGTCCCTTGATGGATATGCTTATTTTGTTGTTGAAAATGAAAATGATCGTGGAGAGTACTATATTTGGAATGGCCTAAGTGAAGAGTACGATACTTTTATTCCAGAGTATGGATGGGATTTAGGATCTGGAATATTAAACAAAAATACAAAGTTAATAACCGACTTAACTAATCCAGATTTTTTTACCAATGATGCAAATAACTCCATAACGTATAGAGACTTTTCCTATATTCGTGGTATTAGAGTTGTTGCAGAGACAATGAATAAGTTTGATTGTACTTTTGATTTAATTGAAATGTCTCCTAGACTAGTCGTTAATATTTCAGATAAAGTAATTGATTTTCAAATAAAAAAAATTCTTTCTGATATTGGAGTTACATCTCTTCCTGTAGGACAATTATTAGCATCAACTGGAAGTTTGTCTTTATTTGATGATGACCAAGCCTTTAATGAAAATAATACTTCTAGCATAATTAATAAATATATAAGAAAAAATATTAAGTTTAGTTTTTATGAATCAATTTTTGATGTTCAAGGTGATGAATATTCGGTTCCGATTAAAACACTTTACTCAGAAGGAATGCCTCAAGCAGATGTAACGGCTGCCACACTTTCTTTAGAGTTAAGAGATTTCTTTTTCTTTTTAGAATCAATGCCAGCACCAAGACTTTTAACAACTCAAACTTCTTTAAGTTATGGAATATCATTATTACTAGACTATGTTGGATTTAGTAATTACACCTTTAAGCGTGTTGAGGGAGAAAATGATCCCATAATTCCATTTTTCTTTATTGCACCAGATCAAAACGTAGCAGAGGTTTTAAATCAGTTGGCAATATCAACACAGACAGCAATGTTTTTTGATGAATACAATAACTTTGTTGTCATGAGCAAAGACTACCTTATGCCAACTGCTACACAGAGACCAGTTGATTTTGTTATTTCTGGATCAAATAATCAATCAGATACTGGAATTATAGAAAACGCTACTTCTGGAAATTTACCTAACATAATTTCTATTGCATCGCAAGACAAAAAAATCTACAATGATGGAAAGATTAATTATACTGCTAGGTATATTCAAAGATCTTATGGATCTATAAGGCAGTCTTCAATGGTTGATAAAGAAAAAAGTTGGATCTACAAGCCATCTTTGCTATGGGAGGTTGCTGGTACAGAATCAACAAAAACTATTAATGAGCAAGCATCAAAGCAGGGAAACTATGTATTAGGAGCAATGCCATTAAACTCAGACCTAGTAGGTACGGCTCCTGTTGTTGTGGGAAATATACTTACAAATAACTTAATAGATCTTGGTGAAAACATTTACTGGCTTACAAGATATAATGGATACTTATATTCAAATGGAGAAGTTATAAGGTATGATGCTGCAGAATTTTCCATTACAGGTGTAGGTAATGTTTTTATTAGCAGCAATCAAGAATATCAAAAGTATTTTGCCTCTCTTCCTTTTAATGGAAAGATCTATCCAACAGGAATAATTAGAATTTACTCAACACCATATTACGAGACTGTTGATGGCATAACACGACTTCAAAACGGACCAGTTGTAGATCATGGTCGTGGACAATTTGGAACCCCAATAGTTCCTCATTTTGCTGGCATAAATAGTTATTGGTCAAACAACAATTATGTTCGTGGCCTAGAGATGCAATCTCAATTATTATTTACTACTCAATTAGATGAAGACGTTTCTTTGCCTGCAACTGTATTAGGAACTGCTGGGGTTAACAATCCAGTTGCAAGGCAATCAACAAGAAATAGCATAATTAAAAATTTTATGTCAACCAATTATTTAACAGAAACAGACGTTAACAGTTTACCTTCAACCAAATCTGGAACAATACAGTCTTCTGCTTTAGTTTTTAATGGACCATCATTTAAAACAACTGAAAAGCCACTAAACTTTACTTCTTACGTTTATAAACAATTAGATAATGCCTATAAACATTTTGGTACAAGAATGAGAATTATAGGTAAGATTGAAAACAATGATTTAAGAACTCAGACTCCAATAGGAAGCACAACTTATTATAATTCTAGTGCAGATAACCCCAGTGGAAACATTAATATTGGTGGTGGCTCAGGTGGGCTTGCTGTTTTATTAAATCCAGAAACTAATAATGGTTATTATTTTGAAATTATTGCATTAACAGAAGATAATTTAAACTCATATTTAAAACTTGATGAAAACAACAAGTCAGAAATTTCAATCAATAATGTTGTTTTTTATAAAATTAAAAAAGACTCATCAAATAATAATGCTATCCCAATAAAACTTTGGGGAGGTCTTACAAAGATTTTAGTTGATGACGGAAGATTTACAGGTCAGCAAAGAATCTCAGGTGAAGAAAATTCAACTGTATACGATCTGTCAGTTGAATACCTGGATATTGGTAAGACTAGAAGGTTTTATCTTTATATAAATAATCAACTAATCAAAGTTGTTGATGATATAGACCCACTTCCAACTTATAACAACATGGCTTTATTTGTGCGTGGATCGTCTAAGTGTATGTTTGAAAATATTTACGCTTTATCAGAGAATTATAGCCAAAATACAGTTTTTACAGTTAACGAAACAATTGGTAATGTGTTTGGAGATAGGTCTGTTGATGTAACAGAATCTTTTAGAAAGTATGCCATGAGTGGTATCGTTCAGTCAACCTATCTTTCTGGAATAAGTTCTCAACAGCCACCAAAATATAATATGTATTTTGAAGAGTTTGGATCTATCATGCGTGAATGTGCTTATTTTGATATTAAATATGATCGTGCATATCCTGCACTTTATGCAAAATTATCACCAACGTTTAACAATATAAAAGGATATACGACTTCAGGATTTTATGCAGACTCATATGGTGCAGAGTTTTTAATATTTAATTCAACAGACAAGGCTTTGAATCTAGACGAAACAACAGGAAATTTTTTAAGAATCCAGGGAATTACCTTTACTCAAGACACAACACATGAATTAACGGTAGATGAATTTTTTAAGAAAAGAAGCAATCTTTCCGATCCAGAGTTGTTAGGCAGTACACTAACTCTATCTCCGTTAGTTGAAAAAGCAAGGTATGACGAAATTAAACTAAGTAGACTTACTTATGGTAAAAATGAATTTAGTATTGACAGCACATATATACAAACACAGGATGATGCAGAAGCAATGATGAGTTGGATTATTAATAAAGTTATGATACCTAAAAAATCTATTGGTATTAACATTTTTAGCATACCAACACTACAACTTGGAGACATTGTAACTGTAAACTATAAAGACCCTTCTGGACTTAACTTAGTTGCTTCTGATTCTTCAAGGTTTGTTATTTATAATATTGAATATTCAAGATCTATTGAAGGACCATCAATGACTATTTATTTAAGCGAAGTTTAAATGAAGATTTATATAAATAAAAAGGAGATGCAAGATGTCTGATCCATATTCTGGAGGTAAAGTGTTAACCTGGGCCGAAAAAGTTCAGGCAATGAAATACAGAGATTCATTTAATGAGTTTGGATCTGGTGGTGGCCGTGCTATTGTTCCAGCATCAGAACAGGCAAGATTTGATCAAAATCAAAAAAATCTTCTTGCCTCAATATCTGTTACGGATCCGTATTGGGATAGTGGGCAGGCTTTGACTGATTTTAAAGAAGGTAAGCCAGTCGTTAGTCCAAATGGTTATTCTGTTGACAGCAATCGAATTACTCCAAAATCCTCTACTTCAAGTTCTGTATCATCACAAACAACAACTACGGGGCAGAAAACATATTTATCTGCAACTCCTTTTACTTTAGGAGCCTCTGTATCAGTTAATAAGGTTGATCCAGCGAAAACAGCACCAATTGATACAGTTTTGTTTGAAGATGATTCTATATCTCCAGAAATAATGATTGATCTTGTCTTTGAAGATATTGGTGGACATGAACTGTTGAGTATCTCTAGAAATGACATTATTAATGGACAAAAAATTTCTTATTCTCCAATTAAAAACCTAGGGCTAATTCAACAAATATATAATCCCAACAACCTTTTTTCATTACAAAAAACCTCAGATAAATATTTTGCTAATTTTTCTATAAAATTTGATGAAAAGGTGCCAGAAGAGGGCAGTGGAGAAGATGGAATAAACGTATATGTTGAGGCAGCAACTGGAGACCTAATAATTGAAACTGTTAATATGAATAATGATGAACAAGTAGAATCTGAAATTTCTATAAATGGTACAATATATGATATAAACTTTGGAGAAACTGCATCATGATAACTAATAAAGGTAAAAGCATTATCGGAAAATATATGCTTGGTCAAGCACCAGCATATGCTTCATACTTGGCTGTTGGATGTGGTCCAAAACCTCTACAAACCGAGGATGTGTCAGATAACTTTGCAACAAAAGAAAATTTAGACTTTGAGATGTTTAGAGTACCTATTTCTTCTAGAGGCTTTATAAATGAAAACGGTATTGATAAGATAGTCCTAACAGCAGAACTACCAACAGAAGAAAGGTATGAAATTACAGAAGTAGGCCTATACTCTGCAGGCTCAAACCCATCTGCTGGAGCCTACGATAGCAAAACAGTATTTTCTTTTGCTCAGGGAGAGTCCTGGGTGTATCACACGACAAGTGCTGCAGTAGCCATAGAGACAGTTTCTTCTCCGCTTGATGATCCCTTAGATGACAATGTTATAGCACATAATAATGTTTTTCAAACAAATGCAGATAACGCAATATTCTATAAAACAAGTCGACTTGAAAGATATGAACGAGCAAGATTTTTAAATAATACAATTTTAATTCAAGGAGACGATTCAGACCTAACTTTAGATGGTGGAGGCTCTGGAGGGGTTGATCATATAGTTGTTGAAGATGGATCAAACCATATACATTTAACAGGACCAAATGTTGATTTTACAGAAAATTCACCAACAGATGAACTAAGGCTTGCATTTTCTTTAGTAAATAAAGATGGAGACTCTGTTGCTCTTCCAGATACAATTAGAATCTTGGTAGATTTTGCAGGAACCGATAGTTCGTCACCAACAACTTATGCAAGGTTTGAGGTTGATATTGAAGATGGTGTAGATGGATATGACTTTGCAACAAATAGATATTTTATAGTTTCAAAACAACTCCAAGAACTTTATACTAGTCAAGATTTTACTTGGGACGCAGTAACTGTTGTTAAGATTTATGCATGCGTTCTTGATACTGGAGTAAGTGGAGGACCTCTACCATCATCTGATTATTACATTGCATTAGATGCTATGAGACTAGAAAATATTTCAACCGTAAATCCTTTATATGGACTAACGGGATACTCTGTAATTAAAAATTCAGATGAAACAACAATTATTAAATCTCCAAATACAAATAATTATATTGAGTTTAGATTTTCTATAGGTGTAACCTAATGCCTGATGCAAATATAAAAAAGGTTAGAATCCCTAAATCATCTTTGCCTCCAATAAATAGCGACACTCTTGGATACAACCTTAGATATAGGATTATCTCTGAAGACAAAAACAGAACATCACACTGGTCTCCTGTATATAATACAGATGGAATTTCTATTTCTGAAACTAGTGGAGCACTTTCAATAACTCAGACAATAATTACAGCAGTTTGGGGAGATCAAAATAAACACCCATCCTATGATATATTTGTAAGTTTTGATGGGGATCCATTTTATTGGCATGGAACCTCAGCCGTTCACTCATATTCGTTTTTAAATGAAGGATCAACAACAGTGCGAGTAAAAGTTCAGTTAGTATCATCTAAAAAAGCAATTAAAGCAGCACTCAATATCTTTGACTCTGGAACAGAGTCTTTGGTATAATTAATTAGGAGGAAAACATGGCAAAAGTACCACTACCAGAAAGAGGTCAACCTCTTGATGTAACTTATATCTATCAGTTAGTTGAGGCTGTTAATGATTTATCTACCTCAATTTCTGATGCAACATATAACTACACAGATGTTGATGTTGTGGGAGCAGATAAGAAAAGTTTAAAAACTTCAGAAACTAAATTTGTTGCAAAATTTAAAAGAATTGCAGATGCTGAAATAGTAACAGCGGGTCAAGAAAAAGAATATTCAGTTTCATATTCTAATTTTAAATTTCCTCCAATTGTTACGGCATCTATTGTTAATACAAGTGGAACAAGTGCAGGAACAAATACCTCAGTGGTGATATCAAAAATATCTGCATCAGATGTAAGTTTTATTGTAAAATATGGAACATCTGGAACGGCATCTGTAGGGGTAAACATTATTGCAATTGGTGTACCAAACTAGTATGAAATGTAAAAGATGCGAAGGAAAAATGCTTGTTGATAGAATACATTCAAACATAGACCACCTAGAAACATATTGTGTAAAGTGTGGAAACAGAAAATTTTATCATCCACCTACCGAATCTGTGGAGGGAAAATGGTTACTGCAAAAGGAAAAATTCAGAGCGAAGCATATAATAGCGAACCTGTAATTTCTGGCGGTAAAAAAATATGGTTTCTCAATGGAGACTTAGTAAGACTTCACCATAGTTCTAGATCAACAGGAATGGTAACTGTTTATAATATTAACAAAGATAGACTAGAAACTTGTCTACGTTCTGATTTTAGAAGAAATAGAAAAAGAGCATATACAATTGCAGAGACTGCTAAGTTAGTTAATCGTCATAGAAAATATATGCCAAGATTAATAAAACGAGGAGTTATTCCTCCACCAGTTGGATCAAGCATTGATGGAAAAACAGGGTTTCAAATAAGAGCATATTATTCAGAAGATCACGTTAGAGAGATTTGTGCTATACTGGCAACTATACATATTGGACAACCAAGAAAAGATAAATTAATAACAAACAACATGACTCCTACAAGCCAAGAGTTGACAAGGCGAATGGGAGACGGTATACTTACATATACGAAGACAGAAGATGGGCGATTTATTCCAGTGTGGAGTGAGTCTATTTAATTATTGAATGGGTGGATAATGGAAAACGATAATACAAAGGTATCTGTAACACTTGGATATACACTTAATCTAGGAAATTTTCAATCACTACGCCTTGATTTAGGTATTGTAGATTCAAAGCGTGATGGTGAAAATGTAGACGAGGCTTTTGCTCGTGTCTATAAGTTTGTAGAAGATAAACTTACAGAGAAGATTCAAGAAGCAAAATCTGAAATCTCAGAATAATGGCTGATCGCAAAGACCGAATGGCTTTGCTCAGTAGGTTTAACAAGTTTTACTTGCAACGGTATGAGCAGAAGTCTAATATTAATCTAAACGTTGAGCAGTGGGCTGCTGATGCCCTTGTAGAGTCATATGGTATTAGTCAGTGCTATGATATTCTTGAGTACTACTTTAGTATTGCACAGGATCCATCATGGAACTACTTTGCATACAATGCAGAAAAAATTATTAACGGAAAAGCAGAAGTAGAACAAGATAAAAAAGAACGTGAAGAACGTAGGAAATTAGCAAAGGAGTGGTTAAGTGAATAACACAGAGGCAAAGTTAATTTCTGCAGTATTACAAGATAAACAGATTCACGTATTGCTTCAAGCAAATGTTGAAACATTACTAAGAACACATAATGATGTATGGAACTTTATTCGTTTATACTCTGAAAACAATCAATGCCTTCCTCCAGCAGATTTAGTTACAGAAAAGTTTAGAGACTTTGAGCCAGTACCAGGCATTGGAGCAACAAAGCATCACCTAGCAGAACTACAAACTGAATATCTTAACGATAGTCTAAAAGATATTTTACGCAATGCTGCAGGAGAAGTACAAAGCGGTAACGGTGGAGAAGCCCTTGAACACCTAATTACAAAAACATCAGAATTAAAAAAGAACACTTCTGCAATTCGTGATATTGATGCAACAGATCTTGACTCAGCAGTTGCGTACTACGAAATGGTTCAGAAGCAAAAAGAAACTGGACAAATAGGAATTAAGACAAACCTTCCAGGGTTTGATAACTATCTTCCATCTGGAATCATGCCAGGACAGTTGGGTGTATTTCTTGCCTACCCAGGAATTGGTAAGTCATGGATGGCTTTATACTTTGCAGTGCAGGCTTGGAAGCAAGGTAAGTCACCACTTATTATTTCTCTTGAAATGTCTGAGACAGAAGTTCGTAATCGTATTTTTGCTATTATGGGTGAAGGTCTTTGGTCACACCGAAAGTTATCTAATGGCGAAGTAGAAATTGATATGTTAAAGAAATGGCACCACAACAAAGTTGAAGGTCGCCCAGAGTTTCACATTATTTCAAATGATAGTGGTGGAGAAGTAACTCCTTCTGTTATTCGTGGAAAGATTGATCAGTACCGTCCAGACTTTGTGGTGGTTGACTATCTTCAACTTATGTCTCCAAACCAGAAGGCTGATTCTGAAACGGTACGAATGAAGAACCTTTCAAGAGAACTTAAACTAATGTCTATTGGTGAAGAAGTACCTATCATTGCTATCTCATCTGCTACACCAGACGATGTAAAGGATCTATCAAGTCCTCCTACACTTGGACAAACTGCTTGGTCTAGACAGATTGCTTATGATGCTGACTGGGTTATGGCACTTGGTCGTGCAACTAATAGTGATATTATTGAATGTGTATTCCGCAAGAATCGTAATGGTTTTATGGGTGACTTCTTAGTTCAGGTAGATTTTGACAAGGGATACTACAGGTATAAAGACTATGAAGACAAGTAACATATACACACAAGAACAGATCAAGCGTGTTCTTGTTGGTTCTGGAGTTGACATTGAGGCAGAGTTTGGCAACGACTTTATAATCTTTTGTCCATACCACAATAACAACAGAACACCTGCTGGGGAAGTTGCAAAAGATAGTGGACTATTCTTTTGTTTTGGTTGCCAGACAACAAAAAACCTAGAAGAACTAATTATGCATATGTCTGGACGAACATACTTTGAGGCAGTTCGTTATATTAAAAGTAAAGAAACAGAACATGACATTGAGAAGTTAGTTAATAAAGCATTAGTTGCCCCACCAGAGTTTACTCCATACGATGAGTTAATTTTAAAGCGTTTGCACAACCAACTGCTTGCAGATGAAAAACCTAAAAATTATTTAAAGTATAGGAAAATTAATAGTTCTTCGTTTACAAAGTTTTCACTTGGTTATTCAGAAAAACAAGATTCAATAACTATACCAATGCACTCACCAGACGGCATGTGTCTTGGCTTTGTTGCAAGAACAATTGAAGGAAAAGACTTTAAAAATACACCAGGACTTCCAAAAGGCAAGATATTATTTAACCTGCACAGAATTAAATCATCTGGTACAGTATATGTAGTTGAATCATCTTTTGATGCTATTCGATTAGACCAAGTAGGTTTCCCAGCAGTTGCAACTCTGGGTGCTAATGTATCTAATTCTCAAATTAGATTGTTAGAAAAGTACTTCACAAACGTTGTACTAATTGCAGACAACGATGAGGCTGGTAATATAATGAAAGATAAGTTAGTTGAAAAACTTGGATCTTTAGTTACTATTATTAGACTTGATAAAAAATACAAAGACATAGGTGATATGGAAGATGAAGAAATTAAGAACCTAGAGTTCCAGTTTGACAAATCTATATCCGCTATGCTAAACTAATATAACAACACGAAGGAGAAAAATATGAGTATTGTAAAGGGACTGA